TCATAGGATGTTGCAGTGCTTCCCTCAAAGAACATTGCATTATCAATGACAGCAGTTGATATGCTTAATCTGATGTAAGCAGCGTTTGACGGTGAGGTAGTCACGCCTGATTTGGCCGCTTCTTCTATCGCATTAAATTCTTTGTCAAACCAGACATTTGATGCACCGCCCGTATTCGTATTTTGGATATAATATGATGTATTTGGATTGACTTTGATATAGTGAGATAAAGACAGGGTTGAATTCGTTTTTAAATTACCTGAGGCATCAATATAATACCCATTCTTTACGGTTAATTTGTTAAATAAGTTCTTACCCAACGAAACACTTTTCTTATCCGCCATTTGTGTTTCAAGTTCTGTCTTATCAGCCGCCATTTGTGTTTCAAGCCTCACAAACTTCTGCTCGTTATCATAGTTGTCGGTAAAAGGCTCATAGGATGTTGCCACATCTCCAAGCTCCATCTGCGCTGCACCCAACTGAGATTTAGATATTGACAGTCTTATATAAGCTGCATTTTCAGGGGTGGTAACAGTTCCGTCCTTAATTGCAGTCAATACTTTTAAATTATCGTCAAAGATAACGTGATATGCTCCACCAACACCTGTCTTACTAATATGATATTGTGTATTGCCTTCTATGGAGATGTAGACTGTTACGCAATATGAGGAGAGCTGTTTTAAACTTCCGTCTTGCCTCAAATAATATCCATCTGTCAGATTCGATGGATTTATAATATTTTTTCCGACAGAGTATTCTTTTTTCCCTGATATTCTAGCATCTATTTCGGATATTTCCGTAGTCAGGCTCTTGCGACCATTCGGGTTAACCACCGCATCGGTTGTGGTAGCCGGGTAAATGGTTTGGCCACCCTTGGTCAGCTTATATATTTTTGCCATAATAAATCTCCTATATTTTTAGATTAGTAACTGTTTCTTCTTCCTCTTCCGGTGGCAAAGGAGGTACAAAATCACTCAGCACATCTTCATATTCATTATCCGACAATGGGAACGCCTGAATTGTATTATATGCGGCATAATCGGGATAAGATGTTATTTCCACCGTGCTTTCATCGGTTTTCCCGGTAGTCAGTACGATTCCTGTATCTTCAACGGAAACAAGGTTGCAGATGCCATCCTGAAAGTCGGAATCGGATATGAAGTATTCACGTTTGACCTTCAACATACCGGGAGAAAAACAGGGGTTGTCAAAAGCGACAAGCAGGTTGCCGTCTTCCATGCGGCTGCAACCGACATACTCATGCCCGTCAAAGGAGGCTATGAACTTTCCCTTGAACGGATTGAAGTAAGTGAACCGGAAAGGAGTATTCACATCCCCGTTCAAGTTCTTCTCTATGATTTTAAAATCGGACTGATAATTAATTCTTATCATAACTCTTATAATATTGATGTTACATCGTCTATCTCCTCGGCTGTCAGGTATCCGTTCAAGTCAACACTTCCGCCACCTCCTGTCGTGCCTGTAGGACTCCATTTCCCCTTTGTTTTGCATTCATATATAGGACCCGGTATGGTGTCACCCACAACAGCCCAGTCACCTACAACAGGAGATGGAACAGCCTCTTCCAGTGATTCAAGAGTAGAGAACAACCCCTTGTTGCGGATACCGTTCTGCTTGACCTTCTCCACTTCGGTAGAAGTCTTGCTAAAGTTGTTGTTAAGACGGTCTGCCGCCTCACTCCAAGTTCCTGTTTTGTTAATAGTATTCAGTTCCATATCACTTCACTTTATTTGGGCAATTGGTTTTGATCCCATACAATCTCAGAACCTTTAACCATAATTATGCGTCCTCCCATTATCTGGGTCTGATATATATAACCGTCACTTCCTTTTTGCTCCGCGACCATACTATCCGGGCGGAAATATAATCTATCACTGCTAGAAGGATCGAACATGGAAATACTGGGAATCATCCCTCCAAGTCCGTACTGTAGGGAGATACTGAACAGTTCTTCCTCATTATAATCATACATTCTGATAGACGGTACGGAATACTCATCCTCAGGGGATATTACGATCTTGTAACCATTGGATGATATGACATTGACAGTACCACTAAACTCTCCCTCTCCCTTTATCCATATATTGCCATCCTCATCAATCTTAAAATTTCCGTTAGGTGACTTTACATTTTTAAAGATTCCGCTTTCCGCATTGACTTCACCTCTGAACTTGCCACCTAGAGCATAGATATATCCTCTTAAGAACACATCACCGCCATGAGTGGCAACGAAGTTCGCCATGTTCGCCCATTCCGTATCTGTGGGCTGGTAATTAGGATCATTACGGAACCTCATTACAGTCAGTATCGCCTGTTCAAGTTTTCCTCCTGCCCAAAACGCCACATCATCATCGTCATTGTATATGCCGCTAACTCCGGCTGTGACCTTCTGTAACTTGCCATTCTTGTAATTACCCAGTTGGATCATATTGGCCAATATCAGACCACCAAGAATATCCACAGATCCATCCTTGATCGCACTGGCGATATAATTGATTGACTGGAAACCGGCTGTTGCCTTGTCATTGTCAAGAATTGAAGGCTTCCAATCGGTGGCGATGGTCCCACGCTCTAGCTGAAGATCACAAACGGTTGCGGTACCACTGATAAGAAATATACCACTGCCATTGAAGGTGATCTTATGGGTATATCTCTGATAAGAGGATGTGAGAGGTTGAGAAACACTGAAAGAACCGCACGAAACAGACACAGACGTACCCTTTGCTTTATAACTGATAACATAACTTTCTCCTTTAATCAATGATACGGACTGGGACAAACTACCGATTGCAGCAGAGTACCCGGAGCCGGCATCACTGTCCGCAGATACGGTAGCCACTCCCGTCCAATATTCCAGTTGCTTGCTAAAAAGTTCGGTATCCGCCGATAGCTCGGTAGCGGCAGACAAGTCCTCTGTCTCATAATCTCCCGTAAATCCGGAATTGCGCAACAGATTGACACTTCCGACAGCCGCATTGTCTATCGCATCCTTAGCCTCTTGGGCCAGATCAGCCGCCGCCTGTATCTCATCCGGAAGACCTTCCATATTACGCCATCCGGTGGAGCCTTTTTCGATGTGGAACATACCCTTGATATCAACACCGCCTTTTTGTGTATAACGGATGTAAGTGCTCTCATCCTTGGCACCGATATAGGCATCACCATACACATTGATATAGGCGTGTCCGGTGGACTTGTCAAAGCCCAGCCCGATGACTTCTTTCCCGGCAAGGGCGAAAGAATTGATGCCTTGGTAAAAAATAATGGAAGGCGAAGTTTCATTAACAGAAGAAAGGATTATAGCTGCCTGACGAGTGATGTCCGTCAAGTGTCCCAAGCCAATAATATCATCACCGGCAACCGGGATATCACTGTCCTTGTCGGCATTGGTTTTGCTCAAATCAATATAGTCAGATCCTACACCTGTCACCTCACGCCAGTAGTAGCGGTTGGATACATCGTGAGATGTTCCTTCTTTAATGTTAAATTCTTGGGCTAATGCTAATGTACCGACTGTAAATTCGTTATTGATTGTAATACCATCGACTTCCGACAAAAAGAAACAACGATAGCTCTCATCAAGTTCCTCCACACGGACACACTTCATTCCGGCCGGAGATAAGATCTGCTCACCACCAACATGCGTCTTCTTCTTGACCTCAAGCTCGTCAAAGACAGCCTTAATCTTTACATAAAGCCGGTCAACGACGGCTTGAGAGGTACCATCTTCCAATACAGTAATTCCACTACCGTTCTTACCTATAAGTAAACCCTTCAAAAAAGTGATCAGCTCATTGGCTGTGTCGGCGATATCTTTGCGAAGGAACATTGCTAATGAGCGTAAAGCAGAGAACACATTACTATTGCTAGGAGCAGTCGAATCATTTGTACGGATTATATAAACCCCTTTTCTACCTCCACTAGTGTACGTCTGACCTTTATAAGTAAGATTGTCAACTTTATTTTCAAGCTCCCCAATTCGGGAATATGCTGTGCTTTCACCGATTGTATATACAGGAGCATCGTAAGGTAAATCAAGCTTTATTTCAAGACCTATAACTCTAGATATCCGACTAGTCTCAAAAAAAGATTTATTGACAAGCTCTATTCTTTGCCCAATGTCAAATGTCCGGCTGATCATGTTTTCTTTTACCCATGATGATGCAAGGGTAGTATTGTATGTACCATCATCGACCATCATCTTTTTTACACAATCCACCGTTTTATCTCTTAATTCTTGCTCGGCATTTGATACGAGGCCAAGGTCCGTTATCTTCGTACTATCCCAGCCGTAAAGAATGAATTTATCTCCTGTAGTAGGTTTTAATGTTTCATCGGGCAATGTCCTTCCATAATTATCATTGGCAACAATTTCATAGACATCACTTTCAAGTGTTACGCTTCCTAAACTTGTGCCAGCCTTATGAAATGTTACACCGAAATCCATACCATTAAGTAAACCAGACTGGAATACCAACCTAAGTTCTTCTCCATCAATAATATAACTTTTATCAAAGACAAGCCCACTAGTATCGGTTACATAATAAAATGTCTGGGTTACTGTTTCTTGTGTTTCTTCATCTTCTATCGTAGACGTATAACTGCCAACCGTACCAACAACACATTCAGTACGTGGATAGACTTCATCAAGGAATATAATATCTTCAATAGCTTCCTCCTGCGGCATTTCCGTACCTATATCATAACCTTCTTCACCAATATATACCCTTTTACCATCCTTATACCGATAAGCATCAATATACGGTGTTCCTTCTGGTAACATCAACCGCTTTTGAACAATACCATTTACCACTACTGTTTCATCAACAGGCCGATAGTTGGAAGGAATGTTTCTTGTTGATCCAAAAGCATACACACGTGTAGCATAGGTTCCCTGGCTTTCACTGCGCGGCATTTCTTGGGCTTCCACACCCAGCTCTATCCTAACAGCATCTCCATTCTCACAACGTCCAAATCGGATAATATTATCTTCTACCCACCACTCACAATTCCACGTTTCTGCCATGTTAGTAAGAGCATCCAGCAGATTGGTATTCTCATAAGACATCAACTTAGCTGAATCCTCTACTGACGAATCTATAGAAAAATCGAAATCATTACCCCTGTATTTGTAACCAAGAGCTTGTAAGTTTCGGAGGAACACACCTAATTGCATATCCAATGAGGCAGTAAGGTTCCAAGACGCTTCCTGGCCTGCCACCTCCGGCATGTACTTGAATTTCTTATTTTTCCATTTCCAATAGTAAGCATCAAGACGCAACTCGTAATTATAGCCGCCCGTAGACTGGTCATAAGTAGGTGTCGGCAAATCTACAACTTCATATATCTTTGCGAATTTACCACCTAGGGATTCATCTAATATCCCCGACAAGTCCACATAATCACCCATCTTAAAACTAATAGGAGTTAGGACGTTAAAAGGAAGAGTAATGTAATCCTCCTTACCCAATGAATAACGACCTATCGAACCAACGTTGAAGTCTGTGGAGAAACGAATATCTCCTGATATGTTTTTAATGTCTATTAGTCCCATACGAGTATTGTATAGCTTCATACAATGTTATGTAGCAAATATACAAATAAATCACATGATAGCAATTATATTCAAAGAAAAAATCATGTTGTCCTATCCGCAGGATTAGGTTCCACTAATTTCAAGGAAAAACTAGCGATTCCCCTCATAAACTGTGTAAATTGGTTACATGACAAATAAATAGTCTTATACACAACATTTGGCTGATATTTGCTTCTGATATGTAATACCCCAGTGGCGAGTTCTTCACAAAAAGAATTATATCTAACAAAAAACTGATCTTCGCTTTTAGCCGTAAGATTAAATGTAAGTGTAATATTCCTTTCGTCAATCTTGGAATCTGAAGTTATAACTCGCTTGCCGTTTTCCAGACGTGACTTGTTTTCTATAAACTCTTTCATCGGCGGTGGTGTCATTAACGCCGATAAAGAAGAGGTATCCATACTTATTCCCCATGTGGTATAAGCATCCTTATCATTTATATAAAATTCTCCTTCCATGTTACATATTTTTAGTATTATCTACTATCTTATCTAATTTCGATCCTAATTCAAGGATAGGCTTTGTGTATTTTACGATATCTTCCAAATAACCGTTAGTAACCACATGCTGATTCAAGATGTTACCCAACGTAGCATTGCCCTCCGTTGAAATAGAAACCAAAGATCCTATGCCGACAACAACATTTATCATCTGGCTCTTTATTTCCTCATTTGAAACCTGCAATGCTGTAAACCTACCGCTTAGTTCTCCTGCATCTTCATGTGTCATTTCAGTGCCAAACCCTCTTGATGAAGAAGATTGGGAATAGGATTCCTGTGAAATCTTGTCATATCCGGTTGCGGCAGCAAGCTCATCACGCAGTTTCATGGCTTCATCCACATACTTCATATATTCATCTTGCAAGGCTTTCCTTTCCTCTTCGGTCAGCTCGTTATCCTCCATGCTGGCACCAAACTTTTTCCACCATTCCTCCAACTTTTCACTGTATAACTCACCAATCTTATTGGAAAGCATGGCACGCATAAAGTATTCTGATATATCTTCCGATGCTGCCTTCGCATCGTATTTCATATCCATAAGATTGTCTACAAAACTATCATACATAGAATCAAATGACATTCCAGTCAGACCCTCGTAAAGTTCATTCGTCAGTTCTTCCAACGTACCAGCTTGATCAATATAGTCATTCAACTTATCAGTCAGACGATCACCGTATCCACCTTTGCCGGTATTCTGAATGGTTTCCCACATATCTACTGTCTCACGGAGCATTTTCATTTCTTCTGGGGTAAGATTCCAGATATCACCATTCCAATCACGACCAATCTTTCCACTCAGACGGTCTATCTGTTCCTGAGAAAAACCGCCCCAATAATAATTCCAACTATGATGAGAACCAGAATAACGTGCTTGTTCCTGCGCTATACGCTTATAATTATCAATAGTTTCTTTTTGATACTTATAAGCATCCCGGTATGCGGCAACAGACTGCGTTCCCTTGCTTGCCTTCATTTCGTCAGTCAAGTCTTCAATGGCAGTTTGTAACGTTTCGTTACGGTCTGTCAATCTGTTGATAGCTTCCTCGACCTCTTTTTTATTACCGCCAATACCAAACAAAGAATTAAAACCACCGAAAGAAATCGCATTAAGGATATTACCTATTCCATTTTTCAATGAATTCCCAATTGTAACAAACAAGTCTCCAGACAAAACATCACTGATAATCCCACTGACCGCATTTAGAACAGCATCAAGCAGACCACCGACAAGATCACTCAATCCGTCTTTGAGTACGTCAATAATAGACAAAATCCATCCGACAATGGGAACTTCTTGAAGCGATTCCGATGTCTTACCTATGACGTCCTTGAATCCGTTCACGGTTTTGATAATTCCACTATATGCGTTATACAACCCTCCGGATGAAATCTGCTGCAAGCCTCCCAACAAATTTTCCATACTTGCTTTCAGTCTGGTGGCGGTATCAGTCACATTACGCTGGGCCTGATTGGCGATATCCGTCTGTGTCTTTACATTGGCGGATGCAATGTCAGCATTCTGTCGTGCTATATCAAGGGCATTCGCTGTAACCTGCTTTTCTTCTTCTGTTCCACTCTTCTGTGCTTTGGCGTAATCATCCTGTGATTTCTTTAGTTTTTCCAAAGCGGCTGTTTCAATCTCTATGGCATTGATACGGTTTTGTTCGGCTGTATGATAGGCTTTTACATCCTCTCCAAGTTTCTTGAAGTTGACTCCACTTGTACCACCCAAAGACTTTTCCATCTGACTGATGGCGTCAATCAATGATTTCTGACTTGCCTGATCGGAGTTTTTGAACTTGTCGGTTTGGATGTACTTTTTAGCTTCGTCCAAGGCAGGCTTTACCATGTCGGAAAACATGGAACCAAACTCACCAAACACAGTAACCCAATCTATATTGGCTTTTATGGCTTCCGTTTCCTTGTTCTGTATGGCAACATCACGTTGTTTCTCCAGCAACTTTACTTGTGCACTATTAGCACCGCTTTCTTCCTGCGCTTTCCTTATTTTTTCCGAATACTCTTGGGCGATAGCCAATTTCTGTTGCTGAAACGTGCCATATTCTTTCAAGTAATCGTTCAAAGCCTGTTGTTCGGCTTTAAGTTGCTCCTTGGTTACATTAGTAATATCTTTATCCCTCATGCTTTCGGCATTGGCATAAGCTTCCGAGATTTCCCGTACCTGCTTGTCGGTCAACTTGCCATTACCGGCTTTGCTCCATTCTTCCTCCTGTTTTCTTATCGCATCAAGCTGTTTTTGATAATCAAAGTCAATCTGTTCCAACTTCTTTTCCGTGCCTTCTTTCATCAGGTTGATTTCATCTTGCTGATTCTGACGGCGAAGTGAAAGAAGTTGCCCATCCAGCTTTTCTTGGTTTTCCTTTTGCTTTTTTGCTAGATTTTCCTGTCTGGTTAATTCGCTTCCAGTTACTCCGCCCAGCTCCTTGTATGCCTTTTCGGATGCCTCCATCTTATCTTTGGCTTCTTTCACCTGTTTCGATGTAGCCGTCTGATCTTTGATTAATGACTCATACCCTTTTTTCGCTTTTTCCCATTCGGCTTTAGCATTTGCCAAATCTTCCTGATATGTAGTTTCTTTTGTTTCCTGTCTGTTCTCTACTTCCAATTGGGCATTGATTTCCGACAAGACATCCTTTCTTGCGTTTGCCAATTCATTTTTCAGGTCTTCGATACGCTGTGCCTGAACCTTCATTTCGGAACGGTTGTTCTCCTTCTTAGCTAAATTATAAGCCCATTCCGAACTTTTTATTTGTTGTTCCAAAGATTCGACTATAGCCTGTTTTGACTGTGTTCTGGATTTTGAAACCTCTTCATTATATGCCTTCCAAAACCCAGTCAAGTCATGTATATGACCTTTCTCATCAACATATTTCCTAAAGAGTGCTGGGTATAGTTCCTCAATATCTTTTAAAGCTTTGAGTTTAGTAACATCGGCTTCCACCTCGCTATTAATGGTGCTAACAAGACCTTCCAAAGTACGTTTCCGATCTTCCTCGTCCGTGTTGAGTTTTTCTATTTTCTTGTTATATGAATCTAAAGCACGTTCTGCTGACGTTGTATTATCGGATAACGACCACATTGCAGCTCCAAGCCCTACAACAGCAGTTGCCAATAACACATACGGATTAGTAAGCATGACAGCGTTCAACGCTTTTTGTGCCGTTGTTTGCAAAACCAGCCATCCGTAGTGGGCACGTTCGGCAATAGTTAGAGCGGCAATACCTGAAGCTTGTAAAGCTTGCAAAGCCGTGACTGTCATCACAGCCACTTTATATACGCCATAAGTTGCTACAAGACCAACAAGAACTTTTCCCACTTTCTCATAATTCTCAACCAAATAAGAAACACCGGACAGAGCTTCGTTTATAATTCCTTCATTGGCTTTCCCTATCTCATTGAACATGGTGGAAACAGCATCCTCTATATTAGAAATTTGCCCAGTGATTGTCTTGGACTGTTCTTGCATAAGGTTGTAGAACATTCCTCCCTCATTTGTAAGGTTTTGGATGACTTTCTGGACTTCCGGGAATCCCACTTTCCCTGCTTCAACTAAACTTTTTACTTCTCCTTCTGCTACTCCGAATACTTTTGCCAATTCGCGAATCATAGGAATACCACGACCTGTAAACTGATTTAAATCTGCGGTATATAACCGTCCTTGCGTCATGGTAGTACCATACAAATACACAATATCACCAAGTGGCTGAGAAAGGCCGGCGGCTATGTTTCCAAGACGTATCAAGTCGTCATTTACGTTTTCAACATTTTCTCCATAAGCAAGAAGTTGTTTAGCTCCATTTGCTACGCCTTGAAGGTCAAAAGGAGTGGTAGCAGCCGTTTTTACCAATTGCTGCATGAGGGCATTCGCCTTATCCTCACTGCCAAGCATTGTCTTAAATGCAACTTCCAATTGTTGGAATTCTCCTCGGACTTGTGCAATATTTGAAATTAATTCTTTTGCAGTAAAACCAGCTCCGAATGCTGCGGCAGCTCTAGTCATACGGTTAAACAGTTCTTCAATACCTAAACCGCTTTGCTCTATTTGCTTGGACGTGTTTTTTACACCATTCTCTACTTCACGAAGTCTACGTAAGAAATTAGAATTATCACCTGTAATGTCAAAATGTATTCCAGCCATAGGTCTTTTCGATAGAAATAGTTCCGTGCAACATCACACGGCATTGCAAATATAACAATAAAATGACATAGTTAGAGCCATAAAACATACAAAATATATTCAACGGTTTATTTTTCCCATCTTTAATTTTGTTTATATTATTATATAAATTACATTTGTATAATATTAAAAAGTAAAAAGCAGAGCAATGGATTTTAAAGATCAAGTTGTACAGCTATCTGATAATATAAAAAAACAAAAAGACAAGATAGCTACAGAAGAAGCTACAAAAAACGCATTTATAATGCCAATGATTGCAGCCTTAGGATACGATGTTTTTAACCCTTTTGAGGTCGTGCCTGAAATGGATTGTGACTTAATAAAGAAAAAAGGAGAAAAAATCGATTATGCCATAATGAAGGATGAAAATCCTATACTTCTTATAGAATGCAAACACTGCAAGCAAGACCTAAACCTGCATGACACCCAACTACAAAAATATTTTGTAGCGTCAAAAGCGCGTTTTGGTGTGCTTACCAATGGGATAGAATATAGATTTTACACCGACTTGGAGAAAATAAACATAATGGATGAGAAACCGTTTCTTGTCGTGAACATGCTTGATTTATCAGATGCGGATATAGAGCAACTAAAGAAATTCCATAAGTCATATTACAATGAAGAGGATGTTCTAAGTACGGCAAACGAATTGAAATACACGACAGAAATAAAATCAATATTGAATAACGAATTTGCATCACCTACAGCAGAATTTGTTCGATTCTTCGCACGTCAAGCCTATACTTCAGGTCAAATCACATCGAAGGTGATAGATATGTTTACACCACTCGTAAAGAAATCCATCACATCTGTTATTAATGATATTATTTCAGATAGACTAAATACAGCTATAAAAAACAGCGAGCAAACATCTGACTCACTCCAAACGATAGACAATACATCCATAAATACTTCCACAGAAGATACAGAAGAGAAACTCCCGGACGGAGTTGTATACATGGATAAAGAATCCGGTGTCGTAACAACACAAGAGGAATTAGATGCCTACAACATCGTAAGAAGCATTTTAAGAAAAAGCGTGGATGTGTCACGCATAACCTATAAAGACTATAAAAGTTACTTCGTTGTAAATATCGATAACAGCCAATGGTTCTGGATATGCCGTGTTTCTATCGGAGCAAGAAAAAAGCAAATAGGAATACCGGCAGACCAATATAAGAGTTGTGAATGGATTCAGATTGACAACATGGATGATATATTCAAATATGCAGACAGACTTGAAGAAGTACTTAAAATGGCAATAAAAAGTTGTGAACATTAAAATTAACATTAGTATTTACATTATGAAGAAGAAAGTTTTATTTTTACTGACCGTATTTCTTTATTCAATAACAGCTTTTGCTCAAGAAAAAAAAGAAGTTATCATTAAAGCTGGTACAATTGTTCCTTTGGAATCCATAAGTAATGTCAGAGCCTCCAAAGCACATGAGGGGCAGAATATTGATTTTAAAGTTTCCAGAGATGTTATCATAGACAAGGTTGTAGCCATACCGGCCGGAACTATAGCCAAGGGGGTAGTGTATGAGGCGAAAAGATCTGCATGGTTTGGAACCAAGGGAAGATTAGGAATCAGAATGCGCTATTTAACTTTGCCATCTGGTGATAATGTGAACTTCTCATCATCTGAAGTATATATAACAGGAAAAAACAGGACTCCTTTATCTGTTGTAATATTCTGCTGCACCTGTATCCCTCTGCCTTGTGGTTCCAAGGCTGAGATGAAAATCGGTTATGAGTTTGATGCATCAGTAGCAAACAATACCGTAGTAATAGTAGAATAGTCATTTTCTGATTATCCTATTTCACCGATAAATCGCGAGAGTTTTTGTATAACCCTCGTGATTTTTTTGCCTTTTATTTGTCGCACTGTTCTATTTATCGTATTCAATCCCATTTCATGGCTTTGATTTTTGCCATATTTGCAGGGTCATCGGCATTGATGATATCACGGTCTTGAGGTATGTTAACTCGCTTACGTTCCTCGTCAGACAAATATATGGACGTTACGGAATCGGCAAGGAGCAATTGTAAATTGGCATAGCTAATACCCCAAACAACATATTCAAAAGTCCATCCGTACCGTTGACAAGCTGTATCTATCAATGTGCCATATATGCTTTTGCCGCCAAATGTAAGAGAATTATTATCCTTCTTGGCTCTCATGGCTTTTGCTTGCCATTCTTTTTCCTTATCTATTCCAAGGTGTTTTATATATGCTGATATGTCTCCTTCTGACAATACCATAACCAATAGTTGTGCCATACTGTCATTATCTATTTCTTTATAGAAGAAATTACATCTTTCTTGTACAAAATCATAATCAAACAATTCTTCTTTCTTATTGATGGTATGATAGGACAAAATACGGCACACGATTTCTTTTTTCTCTTGGCACAGTCTCAACGCTTCCATATACGGATTAGCCTTGATAATTTCCAGATTTATGCCAAGACACTCCACAAGCCTTGATATTAGGTATGTTTTTCCAAGAGTAACCGGATATAAATAAAACTGGCATTGATTTACTTTAAAACCATGCGGACGTTCAATTATAGTATCCGCAATGTTCATGTCTATAAGCTTCTTATCTTCTGACATAACGGTTCTTGTTTTTTAATTAATGCCGACTATCTTCACAGACAACCGGCATGAAAAGACGTATGAATAACAAATCAAATTTTCAAAATCGAGCGGAAACACAGATTCGGACTGTAACCTCATATCTGGTTGATATGCATGCGACCATTACACCATTTCCGCAAAACACGTGAGTACAAAGCCCCCACGCTTGGCATTACCTATCAAAAACTTATTACCCTGCAGGGGAATTGGGAGCAACTTCAAATTTATCTCCGTCTCCGGATTCGTCTTCCGGATCACATTCAATCTTAGTCGGCTTACCAGAAGTAGGCGTTGTTATAATCTTGCCCCATTGAATCTGTTTTTTGTCCGAACCCGGCTTCAAGGCATCAAAAGTATACACCCAAATACCACCATCTGCTGTTGTAAATGAATCCTCAACAGAAGCGGTAGTTTTCTCCATACAAAAGCCCTGAACATCAGGATCTTCAGGTTGTAAAGCAACAGCATAATTATGTGCTACCACTCCATCACTATCACTTATAGGACGCTTACGCCCTTTTGCGGCACGAATATTGAGAGTAAGAGCATAGGTGTTTTTCCCATACTTTACATCCTCGTTTTCTCCTCCTTCAATCTTTGCTTCTTTCTTGTCACCTTTTGTCGTTGTCAACTGTGTGGAATCCTCTACCGGAGTAGGCAATTCTTCCCATGCAGGTGATGTCGCATCAAGGTCTTTAATAAAAATACGGGGCTTACCCCATCCGATTACTGCCATAGTTCTATATTGCTTAATATAGTTAATACTTATTCATTATTTATCTCAATATACAGCTTGTTGTTGATGAAATGTTCCGTGTGTCCATCCTCAAAAGAAACACCTGTTGGATTGGTTTTCTGACTGCATTTCGAAGGCACAGTATGATACTCATCTTTCCGTATAAAAAAAAGGAACTTGCATAATTCGCATAATTCACCGACACGTTGGGTATTCTTTTCCCATGCCTTTGTTCTAGCATTCCATTGATCCCTAATATAAACATTGACATTCACATAAGCCCTCTGAATCTGACCGCATCCTTCATTAGCAAGAACAGATATAACAATATCCTCTCTGTCTGACTTGTTAGGTCTTCCCCTGTCACTCAATTTACCGGTAACATTCCGTTCAAGGTCAGTACCTTTAATCTTGTGATAAACGAACTTTGCAATATCAATATCTGATTTCATCATTTGGCAATCTGTCTCTTTAATTTTTCAAGCATCTTGGGAACTTGGTCTATTGACCATAATTCCGTTGATGCAAGCACATCCTTGTTATCCATCGCTTCCACGTATTCAGCATAGTTCATTCCGGCAACTATAACAAGCACATAGTCATTAGAATATCTTTTTACGATTTCCTCAGCTAGATCTTTTCCAACTTTTACGCCTTCTGAACCTTGCTTTACTTGGTTAAAGTCTGAGTATTGGACAATATTACCATTATGGGATATTACATAACCTACCGAACTACGAAGATTACCGGACCGGTCATACCAACTTTTATCACCTTCCCTGTCGCGTACTCTAGTCACACATTGTTCACCGAGATACGACAAAGCGCGTATTGTTAATCTTTCAACCCGTTGTGACTCCTTCATAAGTGTATTATGAATTTCATCAAGTTTGGTAGCCATTCTTATACCCATATCCTAAACCCAAATTTTACACTGAAGCTGGTAACGATGAAAACCTTTCACTTCAAATTCCCTTTCAATTTCTCCGGTAAAATTAATCTTAACCCTGTCTCCAATAGTAAACGTATGACAATTACTTGGAAGATAAACAGTGTATGAATAGCTTCTTACAACACCATCCTCAAACTCTCTTTGTTCCGCTTTTCCAGCAGGTACGGCATCACAAGGTATCGCGCCTTTCCATTCAGAGGAACCGGGATGATAATCGCCATTTTCGTCATCATATCCAGAACCGGATACAAGATATGACAAACGGTGGGGTTTTCTATTCAATACTGCCATTCTACAACAAACAATCACCTACATACACCATCGGCTTAAGCTCCAGTTCTACCGAAGGCTCACCAATAGTATTGTAGATAGAGTTAACACGTAACAAAATACGTTCCTTGTCTTTATCGGACAAAGCCCCGAAGGACTTGTCCGCTTCAGAGAAATTGATAGCCTGAACCAAAGACCAAAGACAATCAGCTAAAGCCCCCTGATATTCGTTGGAATGAGCTATGTCGCAATCAAACTCATCATCGCCATTGAGATTACGTTTAATCATCACATTCTCTACAAACCCAATAGAAATCGGATAGTGTATTTCGTCTATGAGAGCTTGCTGTATTGTCTTCATGGCTTATTCTGATTTATGGGATTCAACTGCGGATTTCAATTTCGCTTCGTCAAAGTCATTCAACCTGTTCACGGCGGCAATCAGCTTGTCATCTGCAATAGTTGAAGCTAGATTTTTGCCTGTTATTTTATTAAATTCCTTGACAAACTCCGGCTTCTTGTAAGTATTTCCCCAAATAGTAATTTTCACATCACTTGAGTCAGAGCTTTCAGATGATGTGTCAACAGCCTGAGCTTCCGAGATATCAAGAGAATAAATTTGATCAACGTTTTCTATAACCGGAAGGACAAGAGCTTGACCACTTGTGGTTTCTGTAAATGGCTCTGTTGTTCTATAACGACTGATAAGTTTATATTCATCAACTGTTGAGTAAACAACACCTTCTACAGGATTGGTTTTTTCCGCTAGTGTACCCCATACCAATGCGCCGACTTCTTCCGTAGTAAGGAAAATCAACTTGTTTGCATTCCACGGTTTATACGATTTTCTTTTCCCGTCCTTTTCAGAGATTACAGAACGATCAATTTTCAAGAAACTCACGCCATTGTTGTCATCCGCAAACGCTTCGTCAAACAATGAAGCTGTAGGAACGGGAAGCTTAGTGCTACTATCAAAGGTCTGGCCTCGATAATTTGCAACCAATTCTTTTGCTCCTTGTGTTTGACGCAACTTGTTATAGGTTGACAACGCAATGGCAATAGTAACGATTGTGTCACCGTTATTGTCAGCATAAGCCAATACACGCTTAATGTCATCAAGCGTAAGCTCATTCTGCGTCTCAACACCAAAACAGTTTTCAGGCAGATAGCCGAACTTGATACGCAAAGCCGTACCAGTATTGTTTTCATCCTCCACGGCCACAATACCATCAGACAATCCGGTAAGGAAGTTCGCTTCATTCTGTTCATCAATACCGACAGAACAAGCTATCGGATCAGATGTAAGTTTGTTAGCGATATTAGTCCATTCCGCACCTTGCGCTTTCATTATGTTAACGGCATTGATATCCGATTCAAACATGATTTTTTTCATACCGATTTTCGGCAGAGAACCATTGGCGTGAGCAATGGCATCGCGGCTCTTTATCGGAAGAGGTGAGTTCATAGACACCATATCTGCGGCAACGTAAGTAGTGTTTACTGCTGCATTAGACCATTTTTGGTCAGCCGAATAAACCTTTCTTAACATTGTCTTGTGCAGATATGTACGTTTCTGTTCTCCGTTACGTTTGCCATTTACCGTATCTACTACGTTCTGAAGTCTCGGAAAAATCTTTCTGATGTATTCCACAAATTGTGATTGTACCATTTTTTACCTCCTCTTTTAATCGTGCATGAATATTAATCCGGGCAAGGCCGTCTTCATTGCGGCTTTGATACTATCCACTGAATACGGACTTGCTTTATCATTCACTTCACCATCGTACATGATTGCTGCTAAAGGAGCATCCTTTGTAACGCTTCTTACCAATACACCTGCATAATGATGACTACCAGGCAATGTGTCATATTGATCATAATCCGACGCTTTTAACGGCATAGGTTTGAATAGTGTTTCATCATCATCTGATGCGATAATAACATGACCAGCCTTAATTACATCATATGGATAACCACTGACATCAAGCGTGCGACCACCAATGATACCAGCACCGTATCGTCTGATTACAACCGAATCAAGACCAGAAGTAATCACCTGCAATTCACTTGCTAAATTTGCTGTTGCACCCATTTTTAATACTTAGTTTTTTGTTAATGTTTAGAATGTGTCAGCCAACGCTTTGATTTCAGCGTCACTAATCACTTCATCTTGTTTTCCCGAACTTTTACCACCTGCGGCAGGCGGATTAGCCAATGTAGACAAACCTACATCTGCACGTTCTTGGTTGTAATTCTTCATGTCTTCCTCAACTTCCGAATAAAACTCGTCAAACTCCTCATCGGTTTCAAACTTCATGCGGTCGAAACTTTTCAAGATACGACTGCCGAAAGAACCCGAATCTTTGAGCAACTCATTGAGTTTGGATTTTCTTGATGTAGTGACTTTTTCACCTTTCAATACCGAAATTTCATTGGTAAGTGTATCAACCTTGTCAAGCAATCCCTTTGCCCATGCTGGAGCATCATCATTACTTTTATTCTGTTGAGGATCATTTTTGTTTGAACCCGTCTGGCGATTGTTTGGAGTATTCGATGATGGATCATCGTCGACATAGGTTCCGTCATCGTCATTCTTTTTGCGGTTTTCTTCGATTACTCGGTTTGCAAAAGACTGGCTGACTTGCAAGTAGGGGAGAACCGCGTCAATAGCTGTATCTATTTCTGCGTTTACATCCTCGTCGGAGGCATCATCTGTGGAAGTTAGATTGTCGGCAATCTTGGCAGCGACACTCATTAGTTCCTTTTTATTGAACCCGAACGCCTTCACTTTCGGTTTCAATTTCAACAAAACCTGTTGTTTTCTATCCATTGTACAATGTTTTAATTAATAAAAACGGCCTGCAAAACATTACATGCAAGCAGACCGTCAACCTTCTTAACCAATACATTAAGAGCAATGAATGTATTCACGACAAGTTCGGTTGCATGTAACTTCACATGCTTTATGCAAATATACGAAAAGTGATTCTTTTTACTTCACTTTAATTGTTAAACTATTATAATAAGATACATAGTACGAAAATAATCTTGTACTCCGTGTTATGAAACTGAATGTATCTGTATATAAGCAGTTATTATTTAAGATATGACGGGTTATCCTTTAAAAAATATGGCAAAGTTCCATTTCTCTTTGCATCTGCTATGCGTTGGGAATTTGTGCCAATCCACTGCTTAAATGCATTAGGTACATTCTTGACTTCATTCACACTTTCAGTCGTAGATTCACTTCTACCATCCCATTCCCAAAACTCTTCTTCTGTTTTAAGGATAGGTATTTTATAGCATAAATCATTCGGATGCCAGCCAGTCCAAACGAAATCTTTAGGATATTTACCTGCTAACCTATCGCATATATCCCCATGTGGCATACGGTGATGATGTGAAGAGCTTAGCTTTATTTCGTACCCCACAACGAAATCCATTTGTTTCCAACGCTCATTTTCAGCAGTCCGGTAAGCCATGTTAATTTCAGATCGAGCCAACCGGATAGAACGGTATTCGCAATCTTTTAAATGCTTGGCACTTCCGTACTTATTTTTGTAGTCTTTCTGAAGCAATGGAAAATCAAGCAGATATTTGGAGATTTGTTTACTCAAAGTAATAGCACTTGTTCCTTTCTGAATAGCGCAAGATATAGCGGCTTCAAGTTCTTGTTTATAAACGGTTGACTGCTGCCAAAGTTTTGCAGAGACATTAAAGCCTTTATCCTTGCGGTTTTGGAACGCTTTCAAAGCATCAGAGTTAACTTGATATAAGACTTTGTATTTTTCCCCATCAACTTGGGCATTATAAGCCCTTAGAACTTTATTTGCCATCAAGTCTTGCACTTCATTACTATTCTTCCATTCTTCACTAGTACCTCGATAGATAATCGCATGAATATAATTAACAAATAGAGCTTGTATATCCTCTATCTGTTTTTTAGTCTGTGGGTAATCAGACCATTTAAAAGGATTTTCACTATCAGATGAATAATCAGTGCGTAATACAGCTTTAGCAGCTTCCAAATTAAGAGTATCATATATTTGCTCAACAAGAGCAACATATCTGTTTAGCCGGCTGTTGAGTTCCTGATATTTCTTTTTCTGATTCGGAATCTTAGGCTTTGACATATTGGTCTGTTTTTAATCTATTTATTAGGATAGGCAGAAAAAATACGGGGACAAGACCGAAAACATTGTTATATTTTTAAGATTGACTCATTCTTATTGAACTTGTCACATACGTCACGGTTAAGAAAGCGGCTGGAAGTGAAAAACGGACAACGGCACATGAAGAACTCACCTTTCAAGTTCTTCTCGTGCCGGTCATAGCTATGCACGCAATCCCGACAATGATACTTAGATTGTGTTATTACTTTTTTTGCCATATACAAATTTGTTCTTTCTTTTATCAACCATCGGATATAAATAATGCTTCACTATAATTTTGCCACAGATAGGACAATCTTGTACTACATATTCTACTGTAATTATCTTTGAATGTCTTTTCATATTTATCCCTCCTCAATTCTATCAGGTGCCGGCATTTCCAGCAGCCTGATAGCCTTAATCGTTTTTCTACCTTCTAAAATAGCTTTGCATAATCTATGGTATTCATCTGCTATTTGTCCTACTTCATCCAGTATAATAGGGTAGTCTAAAGAACAATCACGAACACGTTTGCATTGAAAGATAAAACTATGAAGCTGGCTGCACTCAAACGGTTCAACAGTCAGGTCTATATTCCACAATGGCATATCACGTACAGGGTATTCCTTTGCTTTCGCGAAATTATAAAGTGTCCGGGCTTTCCATACTTTATTTCCTCTAAGGTATTCACTTTCGGCAAAGGTCATATTATCTATTGGTACTTTCATGTTATTCCGCACTTTCAAATAAACCGTTCATTCTTGATTGTTTTGCTTGTAAATCCATCGCATCTTCTTTATGTATCTGTTCCAAAGTTGCCTCCGCATTATTAGAACCAGCTTCTCTAATAGTTTGCAACTGGCTCTTGATTGGCTTGCCACCATTCTGTTTTATAAGTCTATCAGTCATTGCATCCTCGTCCATTTGGATAAACGGAGTAATGACATGCTCAACTTCTACATTGTCAATCTCTTTAACCCATGAAGTATTCATGCTTTTCAAGAAAGCCTTGATTACACTGCATTCACGCTCAAACGATTCTATCCAAGCACCACTTTCATCACCTACTTTCAGATGGGCATCAGTCAACAAGGTCTGTCTAGCATCAAACCCGATATTTCCTAATGCTTTCATGTTCTCGAATGATATATCCGGAATTTGTGATTGCGACCAGAATAGACTAATCAGGGTACTTACATGGTACTTTAGTGCTTCGATAGCCTGAGACCATGAAACATAAGACACATCACCTCCATTTTCAACACGGAATACCCTACGGCTTTCCCCCTTATCTTCTTTTCCTTGTGTAGCCCCTGCAATTTTAAGGATAGGAGCACTGTTATAGGCGATAACATCACTATTACGAGAAAGGGTATATTCTATCTCATTACGCAAATAAGACAAACCATGATAAATAGGAACTGGGCGATGAACATAAACACCGGGGATCTTCAATATAGCTATTGGTTCCGCTTTGATTTGTTCCCACCCAGATCCTTGCTGCTTCCACTTGTAATGGATCTTAGAAGTATATGTTTCAAAAAAAGCAATTTCTTCGTCCTTGACTTTCTTCTTGTATTCAAAAGACATAGCAACCATATCTCCCAACTCGTCAAACAACGGATACAGCCCGACGCCCTCCATCGGGGAATAGGTCTTGCATTTCAGCTTAAATTTACTTTGAAAACCATATAGAGAATTGGGATTTTCAACCGTATACCAAATGGTAAATACCTCGCATGATGCAAAATAGGCGTTGCCACGTTTAATATTCTCACTGTCTATACGAGCATACTTGTATATATTCTCAATTGCTTTCGCTATTTGTTGGCGAGTTTCATTGTCCTCAATATTATGATAGACACGTTTTACTGGAATGGAAAACATAAACTCTGTCATCCGTTTTGTAAGGAGTTTTTCAAGACCGATATAAATACGGCAAGCTTTTTCTACCGTACCATCAGATTTTACCTTATCTTTTCGACCAATGTTATCATTTACTATCGAATGCAATGTTGGTTCATAGTCTTTAATAAGATTATCCCATGAGGGGACATAGACTGATTTCTCTTTTAAGTCGTTGATAATATTATCAACAGGACGGGTACTGTCTAATATAGCGGTTATTTCATCCATGGGCATGTTCCGTACATCTTCATACGGTAATTAGTTGAACAACAATAAATACCTTCCAAAAGGAACCGGATAATACAATACGCACTACCCGGTAACGTGAAGGAGCACGTTAGCATCAAATGCTATGATGCAAATATAATAAAAGTGGCTGTAAAAATGTCACATTTAACAAAAAAACTTACCTTAAATCCAATATTTTATATTATCTGTTTGTACTTGGTACTATTTTTAGTACCTTTGCATAAACGAACAGTTATGGGTACAAAGGAAAAACTAATAGAACGTATTTTGTCATGCCCAAAGGATTTTACCTATGATGAAGCAAAACGCTTATTCGGGATTTTTGGATATAAGGAAAGTAACAAAGGTGCTACATCAGGTTCCCGTGTTGAATTTATAGGACCAGACGAAGAAGCTCCTTTCATTCTACATAAGCCACATCCCGGAAGCATTTTGAAATCATACGTGATAAAAGGAATAATTGAGCATATAAAGAAAAACAATTTGATTGAGAAATATAAACAATCTAAAACAAAGTAGTATGGGACTTTTAAAATACAAAGGATATTCCGGTTCTGTAGAATACAGTCCGGAAGACAATTGTCTGTTTGGCAAAGTGCAAGGGATGAGAAAAGCGTCAATCCTTTATGAAGGTAGGTCTGTTGATGAGGTCCGTAAGGACTTTGAGGAATCTATAGACTTTTATCTTGAAAACTGTAAAGAAAGGAATATACAGCCGGAAAAGCCTTATAGTGGGAAGTTAAATCTACGTATGTCACCAGACTTACATTCCCGTGTAGCCACTTTCGCTTCCAGCACTGGAACAACAATTAATGAGTTTATCAATAGAGCCATATCTAAAGAACTTGAACACGAAATGGCTTTGTAAAATAATATACATGCAAAAAATAATACAAGAAATTAAATTTTTTCTTAATTATTTAAGGGAAGATCCATACGAATTTATTGCCATAGTATTAGGCGTTTTTTGGCTGTTACTATTACTTGTTGGAAAATAATACCAGAAACAAAGAGAGGGTATGCAATACTCTCTCTTCCAAATCACTTACCATAACTTGTATCAATGACTTTGCAACCATTTATCCCGTTTTTCTCTGCACGCATCTAAGGTAGGCGCACAATAAGAAAACAGCTCACCGTACAATAGAAATGCGCCGACTTTCACAAGCCAGCGCACATAAGAGCAATGAAAACACAAACAAGGAGTGTTTTCGGTTACAAAGGTACTAAAAAAACACAACTACAAAAAGTCTTTAAGCAACTCTTCATCACTAATAAAGCTATAATCTCTAGGATAAAACGTATTCGCTAATGCATCCATATAGTCAGGAGAGCGTTTAATACGTTTTTTGATATCTTCTTTAGGTTCAATGATAATCTTTCCATTACTAAGGAACTTCCACTTGGTTTCGGTAGCCTCCTCCATTAACTGATCGCAGGGTGGAAGAGCGGCACCAAACCCATTTTTAGGATTAAGCCAGTCACGTAAAGCCCAATATAGGTATGCTCTCATATTTGCAAATTCATATTCGCCAGTAATATCGTGTAAGCCATCTGCCCCTTCCGAATATTTGCAAGAAAAAGCATTCTTATACTCTTCTTCTAGTAGTCTGGAATATACTCCAGCTCCTTCACCGATAGTATCAATAAACGCTTTTGCTCCTTTCTTCTTCAGGTAGGGAATCGTCATACCTACTACGTGCATGTGATCCGCACGCCCGGCAGATTGATGAACATCAAATTGTGGAACATAGTTCCCGTATCGCGGACAAAGCACGCTGTTATCACGTCCCATACCGGCAACGTCAACACCTAACTTGCAAGATTTGGCTGGGATAAAACCGTTTTCCTGTAACTCCTGCCAATTCCTGTTTGCTATTTCTATCCATTCATAAGGGATGAGAACATCTTCAGAAACTTTCGGGAACATACCAAGTACCTTGACGCGAAACAAATCGTTAGGTCGGTATAGCTTACCTTCCCAATTGAAATCGCCTTCACCTTCGTTGAAGTCCGCTTGCTGGATAGGTGAGCACCAATTTATCACTTTGTCCTTAACCCATTCATAATCCACTTGACCGGGTATTACAATTTGCTTCTTTACTACATTTTCTGCATTTAGAGAGCTAAGTCTGAATTTTGCAAAACGTTCAGACTTCATAGAACGAGCCGCATAACCGGTAGTGATATTAGGATTGAATACTATGAGCATCCGAGAATTTCCCTGCAAGTTACCTTCAATCGCATTATAAATAGTCTCGGATATGCCGGACGCTTCCGTTACAACGAACATGGTATTTGCTGCATGAAAACCAGACCAAACTTCTGTGGCATTATCATCCGCTTTGAACCCCGTTAAAAACCACTCCTCATAATTTGTTCTTATATCATCTGATACCAATCTTCCCGGACAACAAAACGGAAACTTTGCCCTTGCTGAACGTACAAGCCTTCTAACTTCTGGTGTCATAATGTTTTTTACCTGCCTTCCGGATGGAGCGGTTAATGCGACCTTTGTATTTTCAGACAAAACTCCATTTCCGTCAAAACGAGGAGTAAGATACATAAAACATAATGCAGCACAGGCGGCAACAAAATCTTTCCCTCTTGCCGTGCCTGATGCCACTGCGGTCATAGGATTATACTGCACAGATTCAATGATGGCTTGTTGTTCTTTGTCAAGCCTTGCGCAAAGCACATCACGTGCAAACTTGTTCCAATCTTTAGACCAATAGTGTATTGCTTCATTTATTATTTTTTTCTTCTCCTCGCTTGTTTTCATTACTGTATGAACCTGTAAGAGATTTCAAAGCATCTACCCATTCGTCATTGTCCACATTGACATCTTGCTTATCTTTCCAAATATCCGGTTTTCTGTTCTTCAGCCAAAATATTTGAGCGGTAGTATCCCCTACAATATGTTTCTTAGTTTTCTTAACGACAGTAGTTTGTGCTGACCCGTCTTCAGCAACCCTTACTTCTGTAACCGTTTCTTCATAATCATAACCGATAGCCCGTTTATATAATGCGCTTTCTACTTTCAGGTCTGCTTCATGCCGACTTTCCTTTAGCAATTCACGCACTTCTGGGTGTTGGAAAAGGATTCTTTTGTAGGTGGTAAGGCCAATTCCTAATCGCTTGCAAATCCCTTTATTATCAGCACCATTTCGACAATCGGACTTTATTATTTCTTCTTTGCCTTTGATATACTTATCATACAATGACAACTTTTCTCTCGGTCTACCTCTTCCCGGCATACTATTCCTCCTTTTCTCCTAAACCTTTCAGGTATGTATCGCAAATATCAATCATCCGTGCAAATGCAACTGTATTGCTCTTTATATTATATTTCTTCTTCACTTCGGTAGCCACTTTGATAAAAGCTTCATAAGAACCAATGACAATTGAGCAGTCTTCTGATAATTCCTGCTTTTCCAGTTCTGCAAGCACATCTTTAATATTATTGCTCCTGCTTTCTGTAAATAGGAATTTCATTTCGGTAAGTTCAATATCTCCATCATTAATGGATACGGTTGGTATTTTATCCGTATCCATAAACTTGATACCGTTCAATCCAGAATACTCCCGTGATTCTATGCTGCGCATTTCCGAATATATTTCTTTGAGCATTTGCATGTCATCCTTGCCGACCAAAGCGTTATGGGATAATGTATAAGCAATCTGCTTGTCCTTATCTACCTCTTCAATATAGAGGATTAGGATATATTCAAGTTTCGCCTTGATACTTGCTTTCAGCCGATGGTTTCCTGACAAAATAAGGTATTTCCCATCATGCCGTTTCATAGCAAACGGCAGTTGGGAGAGGAAACCGTCTTCCGCCACATTCGCTGTCAGCCTGTCAAGCGTCTGCTTTTCCATATAATGGGCGTTTTTCTCCAATGGAACGCAATCTTCGGTCGGACTGACGTATGCCAGTTGATATGGAGCAATCAATTTGTTCACTTCATCCAGTTTCTCTTGAATGAAATGCACATCCTTTATTTCTTGTACTTTCTTATCCATAACGCATATAGTTCATTTAACGAGTTCTCTGTAAAATCGGATGAATACATCAATTTGCCTTCATCCCTATGTTCAAGGTTGAACACACCCCTGTATTTCATCGATACCGGACTGGTAGTATAGACGGTAGTCTTCACACCATCATAATAATTATACATCTTCCGTGCAATCAACCTCCGGACATCGTGGGATTTCACCAACATGATAAGTAATTTACTCAAACGTTGGGTCTCAGAATTAACAACGAAATCGCTTTGCATAAATATCTGCGACAATGTGGACAACTGCTTGCTAAATGATGTAAAACCGAAAGCCATACCGTCGGCCATGAACACAAGGCCAAAATCTCCGCCTGTTGTGTAATTGACCTTGTTTGCCATGTAGAATGCCTTATAATAATTCACGTCATTAACGGTACATGGGCGAACCGTAATTACTGTTTCGATCGTAAATTGATAGTCTACCGGAAGTATGTGGATACGTGAAGGCTTGACGTATTTGTCACGCTCAATGTAATAATGGTTATTTGTCCGGAGACTTGAATAGGCAAACAGAGGATTTTTATTTGTGCCAAGCCTTATTTTTCCGACCAAGTAATTTTCCAATATATCAAAGTGCTTATCTGAATAAATGATATTTTCATCGCTATCCAACAATTCCTTAAATATTACACCACCTTCTTTGGGGTCGAATATGTTATAAGAGGAATGTTCATATTTAAAACTCTCCTCCACGTAACCAAACATTTTCTCGTACCCGCCTTTGTAAGTAGGGGGAAAGCTGATACCCACGCCTTTGCCTCTTTTCATTTTTAGGAAGTCCAAAAAGTCCCCGTAGTAAAAACTTTTAATATTAAAATTAAGTGCGCCTTTTTCAATCTTAGATATAGTATTATGATAATAAACTTTTGATTGTTCAATAAAAGCGTTAAACATTTCTTCTTGGTAATCGTTTTTCCTTTGGTGAAAGTTTGATACTCTCATTGCAAACATTACTTGAATAAGTTTTTTGTATTTAGTGTCATCCCATGTGTCAAAAACCATACGTAATTCAGGATTCACAACTTCAATATCAGTATTTGTATCAAGTAATAGATCAGAAATTAGTTTGGAATATAGACTTACATCATTAGAATGTACTGTGTATCCCATAGCTGACATGATTTTATCGGTGGTGTAGTTTCCTGAACATCCGATAAAAACATCTTTTCCTTTTACTCCTTTCATCAAATCCTGAAGGAGCAGTTTAACTTCCGGTGGTGTCGTTCCTGTAAACATATATTTAGGTTGTATATAACTTTATATACATTTTGCGTTAAGTACCTGCCGGGCATATTCCCGGCAGACTTAAACACAAATTCAATCATTCTTCAAGTTACTTGCAAGAACACTCATGCAATTTTTTAGGCTTCTTTCAGTCGTGTCAGATGGCAATTTCCATCACCCCGTAAACTGCACAAGTTTTCATGTTCTTGCTTTTGCTTATCGCTACTATAAGGGTTGAGCGGAAACAGGGAATCGAACCCCACTCTTTGGCTGGAATGCCAACGCTCTACCGATGAGCTATTTCCGCAAATGCCTATGCTGTCAAACCACCGCTTGCTTGGCAAATTTGACAGCATCCCATCAAACGCTATTGACGGTTGGCTAATAAATTCCGGTTTTCATAAACATTGCCAATGATTTCATATTCATAGGTGGACTTTCCACTTGCGTTGCCATCAACCCAATTACTTTCCTTAACAAGAATGCAAACAGGAAGTCCATAACGACTATTATTTTTAAGACCAAAGGATCCATCACGAAAAACGATTTCAGCTATATATTCATCAGGATAACCGCTTTTAGTAGTTTTCTTTACAATGTCACCCTCATATATTTTTTTCCCGTTCTTATCAAACAATCCAGTGAACTGCCCAACGGTTTCGGGATGAACGAAAAATGTTCCAATAGTACCATTCGTAGTATGGATAGCTGGGCACGTTACCATACTTCCTTTTGGCGTTAATGTTGTCACCAAATCACCATCAACCCACATCCCGTTATCTATCCGTTTACCTCTAAACTTAATGCTTCTCATATTCAAAACAAACTTGCTTGTTCATACTCTGGTTCTTTCTTCTCAACTACCCCGAACTCTGTTATCTCAATGCCAGTCTTTTCGGTAAGCCATTTTGCCAAAATATGACGATGGCAAAAATCACCCGGTTTTTCGTAACAGCAGAGAGCAACATCTTTGCCTTCACTTAACGATTCGATTTGTTCGATTACCTTATTAGCATCTTGACTCGCAAGAATCCTGTCGTAAAGCTTAAGATACTCATCATGAGAACAAGGTCCACTTACCATATAGCGGGTAGGACAAACATTCAACATTTGAGGAACGTTAACCATAAATCTAGGCTTACCAATGGCTACGCAAATAATTTTAATTCCAGCTTCTTTCAATTTTCGGCTATTTCCGAAATAACTTGTGTAAATTTTCATTGCTCTTTTTTTTATTTTTATGGTGTAAAGATATAAAATATGACGTAAAAAACGTCACTTTTAGTCATAAAATTATCTAATTTGATGATTTTATTGTCTCAACCTTGTAACATTTCATCATGTGATCTGTTTCTCGTCCCATGTTAAAGATATTACCGAGATAGTATCTATGGGCTTCTTGTTCTGATAAGTTGATAGGGGTAACGAACCAGTCTTTATTGCCTTGTTCGTCTTTTAAATACACTTTTACTGTTGTTTTCATTGCTCTATATTTTATCCATTATATGATGCTGTTATTTTTTCAGCATGAATTTCTTTTCTCAAATCACCGTTTTTGTAAATTCTTACAGATACGATTCTAACGGTGTCGGACAGGAAACGTCCGCAGTCCCTTGTCACCTTTTGTTCCAACTTCAAAGCTTTAGCCAAACTTTTTGTACGCTTCTTTATTGTGTTTTTGAATCCGAAAACATAATCTTCCGTGTCAATCTCAAACTGGTATGTAGTTGAATGCAATACCCGGTTAAGTTCTTCTGTCATTTGTTGTACCCTATTCATTGCTCTTATTATTTAAGTTGTTATTTTTGATATGTAAAGATACAAATAATATATTGATTACCAATAAGTTAAATCAAAAATATACATAGCTTAAACTTTGTTTAACTATTTCATTTTCAAGTACTTAGATGTAATAATAGACTTACTTTTCTCAATCTCTTTGTCGGTATCAATTCCAAGTTGACGATAGAACGAGGAATTTCCGGAAAGACTTTCATTTGCAATTTGCAGTGTTCTGCGTTCTTCTTTGGTGAATCCGATGCGGAAAGTGCAGAAGATCGCCAATGCTTCTTTCAGGCGACCAGAGCGGAACTGGGATATGGCTTTACTTGTTTTCGTTTGCATTGCTGTTTTTAGTAATATCATTACACCCCATTCAATAGTTTTCATCTACTTTCTTTCCGACACGTTTGACAAACCTACCTATCATCTTTTCCAACTCATATCGCAAATCATCCTTATCTAGATACGAACAGAAGGTCTTAGCATTATCCAATGATTGCAGAATATTACTTACCGCATACTCTTGTTTGTCAGTAAGGCTTAATAATGATATGTTCATACTTGTTCTCCCCATAACTTTTTAGCCAGTTCGTATTTCTTTTGCAGTTCGTTCACCTCTTTCTTGGCATAAGTGAGGGTATACGCATGTTCACGTGGGTATTTGCCGGACTTTACACCTTCATGGTATTCTTTAGCTTGTTCCAGCTTATGCTCGTAGAAGTCGATACTTTCAGGCATTGAAAGATTGATCGTTTCAGCACGTTTTTCCCAATACTTGGCTACTCTTTCATGTTCAGCAGCTTGGTCGCTGAACTCAACACTTTTGCCCATATTATTCCAGGCATCATCAATCGCTTTTCGGTGCCGCTTTTCGCTATGATGTCCTACTTTGATAGGCTCACCGAGAGAAAGGAAATCAGCATCCTTATTTGACTTGTTATAAAATTCAGTACTCTTGCGTTCTGCGGATACAGCCCATTCACGTCTGCGTTCCGCTCTTTGCTTCGCCCATTCCTGAACATTGAAACCGTCAGCCCGAACGATAGAGTAATAATAGAAACCATCTTTCTCAAAAATCAGATTAAAAACGATGCTTTCATTTTCTTTGCCGTACTTGGTTGTAACCTCAATAACTTCTCCTTTTTCGTGCATTTCTTCGCACTTTGCCAAAAATACGTTTGGCGCAAATTTGTGGTACGTGTTCATTGCTCTTATGTATTAAATTGCTAACTTTAATCTTTCTATATCTCGAATAAGTCTATTGGCTCTCTGCCTTTCATTACTTGCAAAGTCTTCATTACAGATACTTTCGTAGAATGCCGCATTTTCTTCTGCTTCTTTTAACGACATCTCTTTGCGTTCTATCAAAGACTTTATTGTATCAATATTATTGCTATTAATAATTTCTTCTAAAGCTGTCTTCTTTGTTAATTCGATTGTTGCTTTCATTGCTCTTGTATTTTAATTGTTAGTAATATTGGTTTCTTTTAGTATTGTAAAGATACTCATTTTCAACGAGTTAACCAAATATTTACACAATTATTTTAGTCGTAAAATGCTCATAACCAAAGATTTAACATTTAGAGTAAAACAGCAAACATAATACAGATAATGCATCGGAAATGGTTACTTTGTACAGTTTATCCATTCCACTTTTTTAATTTATCTAAAAACTTGCTATCCCCTGAATAATCAGCACTGATAGCCTTCTTGCTTTCGATAATCTGCTCTAAAAGTATTATACATTCCTTTCTTATCTCTTCAGCTTCGTTATAACCGCAAGCGTTGTCAACCAGTCTTTCGATGTTTGACTTGGGTTTAGAAAGTTGTTCACAGAGAATTTCCAAACGCCAGTAGCAGAAATCAATTGTGGCGATGTGTTCTAATTTGTTCATTTCTTTTCAAGTATTTCAATACATTTCTTTACTCCATCATCGAAACCCTGCTTATAGCCTCTCGCATGTTCTCCAGTAGCATATACTACCATTGCCAGCCAAAAGAGAAGGATACCTACCACCTTATACCAACCGGGCATCGAGATGGAAAACGGTTTAAATGTAATTGTGAGATCTCCAACCCATAAAATAGCTATTATGAATATAATTGTAAATAATATTGTTTTCATCGCTTATTATGCTTTTTAAAATGTTCGTCAAGAATAAGTTTGGATAGCTTGTACACCAATACAATCATACATGCTATCATTACAAATACTAAGACAACTCTAACTAACAGGAACTGATCAATAGCCCAAAGTAGAGAAAAATATACGGGTAAAGACAGTGCAGCTATAACGCCGGATATTATTTTATTCTTCATTACTTACTTCCTTTCAATAATTCCGGGTTATCAAAAACATTACCAATCACTTCGCATCTATCGCTGACATACCACAATGGGGTAAAGCCACATGCCTTGTTCTTGTAGCAGAACATTCCTTTATGAAATAGTACTTCAACTGTAAATTGGTAGGAACTTTCACTGTCATGGATCAGTATTAGATCATGTTCGAAGATGCTATTACCATTCTTATCGGTTATTTCGCTGAACTGACAGACTGTTTCGGGAAGAACACCAACCCATTTGTTGGGTTCTACTTCAAAGAATACATTGTACATCTTTCTTTTGATGGTTCCATGGGAAATAGTCATGCTATTTACCCATTCACCACCGTTAACCCTTTTCGCTCTGAATTTTATTTCACGTTTCATAATTGTTCTAATTATTAACATTGTTATTAAAATAGTTAATTGTTTTCATTGTTATTACAATACAAACTATATTTGCATCGCATTTGATTTGGAAACTAACACCTCCAATCCAGCGAACTGTCATTCGCAAAATCTTATTCATTCTCCTTGAGAAAGAATTAAGCCCATTGTCCTGCAAGCTTTGGGCTTTTTAACAACGGCATAATCAATATCTTTTTCCGTTCAACATAGGTCTTAGTTCATTATATCTCATCTTCTGCTCAATGAACCACTCAATATCTATTCCTTTCCAAAGACAGTATTGCCATACATCAAGAATCACTCCTTTAACCGACCTTAGAGATTCGGATATAATTGTTCCGGTGCAAATCTCAAAAGCTATCTCTACAAATGTGTGTTCTTGGAAAAAGTCTGAAACGTTATTGAGTTCATCCACATTATCCAACGTGTCTTGCAAATCCCAGTCGCGCAGCCCAGCAAGGTCAAGACAGCGTATCACAACATCAGCTAATTCTTCCTCCACTGTTCCTTTGATATATTTTTCAAAGCTATATTTGAAATTGACATCATCGTGCGGTTCTTCATCCTCATAAGAAGACTTGAAAGATTCTCTGTCGGCACGTTTCCCTTTTCGGTCCGCTTCCACAGCTTCCATAAGCTCGGAAATGATAAGGCAAAGGTGGTGTTCGTTACTCAGTCTTTTATCGTGGAAACCATGCTCACAAGCTGTCTTATAAGCGCGATCCCGTAGTTCGTTCAAATTAATATTGCTCATTCCCTTATTCCTAATTTAATTTCTTCGTCCTTGATTATTTTCCCAATCTTGTCAGCTTCCTCATATCGTTCCTCCCTTATCAACAGTCTTTGTAGTTCTGAGAGCTGGTTAATATAAACAATATCGTTACGATCTGACACATGACGGACATATCTTTCTATATCATCCAGCTTATTCTCCATGCGTATATGCCACTTGCTTACCAAAATTAAAGTAAATGCCAGAGCACAAACATTTAATGAGGCAAGGATGAATTTAAATATTGATTCTGCTATTTCCATAATCATATCAGTTTTAATGCTTCCTGTAATCCGGTTTCAAGTACTTCTTCGTAAGTATCCCATTCCCCTCCGTCATTTGTTCCTTCATAAACAGAACTAGTTATATGAGTTCCATTGTCAGCTTTAGATATTTCGTATCCATAGCCACAAGCACAGTTATATACGCATATATGAATGTTCTTAGTTTCACGTAACCACTTCCGGGCAACAGATTGTGGAGGAACAGACAGGTATTTATAACAATGGTGCAAAGTAGAAACATCTATAAGATATTTCCTTTGTAGAAACCCTTTTTCTTTCAGCAGCTTCGCAGTCTCTAGTGTTACAAGTTCTTCGGTCATGGTTATTCTCCTTTCAAGTCATTAATTAAAGCATCAGCGCAAGCAATAGCAAACTGGGCAATACTTTTAGGTATTGTACGTACCTCTCCCTTCTTGTAGTCTGCTTCCGAACAAGCGTAACGAACTTCTTCCTCGTCACTTAATATTCCCTGCATTGCAGACTTCGCCAGTTCATAACGCCTCTGTTCCCAGTCGATAGCTGAAAAATCAAGTTCGCATTCCTTGAAAACCATATTACCACACACATATAAATAATCTTTGCTATGTTGAGAGTTGATGTTTAATTGGGGAGTTACATCTACCAAAACTCCTGTTGATTTTACTCTTGCTTTCATTGTTTAATCATTTATTTTAACATAACGTTTAGTAATAGTACCGAATGAATGATACCGATGCCAAACTATATTTCCACGCTGAATTTCAGTAAGCCAATCACAAGCTTTAAAAACTTGTCCTACATTGTATAGGAATGGTCTTTTTTTAATTTTTCTTTTTATTCTTGCTTTCATTGTTCCTCCTTTATTTTAAAATGTTCAATCAATTCGTTTACGGTAGCGTAATGAACATTCTTGACAAGGGATTTTGTTCCCAGGCGACAATACATGAAGCATTCCGTCTTTTATTATTCCGTTCCTTATTTTACTCATAGCGTATTATCCTTTCTTTAACTCCAGTAGTGCTACCACAGGAAGGACATTGGATAAATATTACATTATATCCTTCTCTTTGGTCAAAAAGCTCACTGTCTATATCCGATTTCTCAAACTCAAATTCACATCCACATCTGTCACAACGCCGGAAGTAAATCGGATTTTTCTTATTAGCTTCTTTAATAATCTTTTTTGCCATAATTAATCTCCTTAATCTTTAGGTTTAACTACGATAACTTGTATCTCAAAAGGATTCTTGATTTGTTCTCTAGGAGTTTTTCGTATAGCTCTTACAGTATCAATTATTTGATCAGATAGTTCCCTATTATTCATATCTCAGTCTCCTTTCTGTTTAATCCGTTCCAGCACATCCCTGTTGGCTTCGAGTATCTCATCGAAAGAGGGGATAGGCATCCAACATATAACCTTAATATCATCCTTCTCGACACTTTTTCCTAAATATGATATATCACTATCAGTAGTCCATATACCATTTTCATACGTGAATACATCTATATGCTTACGTGATTCAGCTTCTCTATCATCGTATTTATAGTAATATAAAAATCCGACTAAAACACGCTGACCTTTATTCGGCAATCGTTTTTCAACGCTTATCCAAGGGGATTGCTTGGTTCCAGCCTCATAACCTTTTGTATACACTTTTCGTAAATAACCCTCTATTACACGAGGTTGGTTTATCCGGTTAGCCAATAGGCTTACTATATCTTTTAATATCATACTATTTATTGTTTAATTTTTCTTCAAACTCCGCAATGATGCAATCAGCATCACCGCCATGTACCCAGTTATCCAAAACAGAGGAAAGAACTTCGATGGCTTTCCGTTTCATTTCTTCCTCTGCCATTGCAACGGCTTTAAGAGCACTTTCTTTTGTGATAACCGGGAAGTTGGGATTGACTACCACAAAACTCTCACTTTCAATATATTCTTCTGATTTACTCATTTTTTACTTTTTATAAATTCAAGTTTGTACCCTAAATACCCCGATTTACCTTCCGCATCCATAGCCCGTCCTGTCAAGTTACCATAAAGTTCATCTATGATAATATAAAATATTACTTTGGGCAATGGTTTTTGCAGATATTCAATGTACACATTAAATAATTCATGCTTTGGAGTTACCGTTTCGATTTCTCTGAAACATTCGGTTATCGGACGGAAAGAAAATCCATTTTTCTTTGGGTTGATCAATAGTTCCTTATAGGCAGCTACAAGACCAGGGGATAATTGTATTGTTTCACTCATTGCTGTTCAATTTTTTCTTGTTTTGTTCCTTATTGATCAATTACTTTTTTCAATTTATTAAAAGCCTTCTCTTTATCAAATCTAATCCCATCTTTGAACTCCAATATCAACTCCCAAAGCTGGTTTTTGTAAACATCACCTGCTTTATAGTCAGTCTTATAATGGCATTTCTGTGTAGTGGTTATTTCCTTAAATATATTCGTTGCATTAAGATATGCGGCTCCCCATTCTGTAAGCTCTACACTAACGGTATCATTCAAATCTATTTCTATCATAAATATTCCTTTCTTTTACGTTTTGAGGATTATCCATTAAACTTAAACTCATCCATATATCCCATCTCTTTCAAGCGGATATTAAACTCTTCAACCGAATCATTATTAGGAATGAATTGTTCAAGAACATCGTTAAAAGGGTGCAGATAGTTTTTTAAAATATCATTAGCCTCTTCTTCTCCACGTTTCTTTCCTAATCGGTCTTTGCATACTTCTATGTAATCATCTTTTGTCATATTGTAGTGCGTGACTGTATCAACAATTGTACTAAACCTACAATATAAGCCGTTTGGCTGTTGGGCTATAAATGATCCCATAATTACCTCCTTCTAATCTGGTCTTGAGAGTTATTTATCTACAGTTGATTTTACAATTATCTTATTATCGGATGATGGCATTACAATCACATTTCCGGCATCTGTGCTAATTTTTAGGATAGGATTAAAGTCAAAATCAGTAGTGGCTACTATAATCATATCTCCAAAAACATATCTTTTATCTTGTTCCAATTCGTTCATTTCTTCATCGTATTACTCTATTTGATATTATGAATATCTACACTGTACGTTGTAGCCTTACTTGATGAACGTCCACTTTCTTTCTTATATGGTCGGGTAAAATCTCGGATGTGATCAAGCACATCATCAATTTCAGTATCAACAAAATCTTTAGATTTTTCCCATTCTTCACGTGCCGGGTGTTTCATATCCACCTCGATTTTTATAATGACTATTTTCTTCATTTTTTTATAGTTTTGAATTATTTTTTATAACTACCGCCATTGTACTAATAGAAGTGCCACTCTCTTTAAACTCGCCTGCGCTGATTTCAAACACTTCTCCATGTACTTTTTCCAACCATTCCCGGAACTCAACACATTTCTTTTCAGACGCGAATTTCCAATGCTGACTAGTTATAGCTGCAAGAATTCCACCTTCTTCCAAGCGTTCATACATAAGTCTTACATGGTCTATGTCTTGATTGCCGGAGAATGGAGGATTAGCAATAATCTTAGTGTAATGCCCTACACTGTCTTTCGTAAAATCTTCATCAAGCAATATTACGTTATCAAGTGTATGAAGGAACTCCCTGTTTTCTGGCATCAGTTCATAACATTCAACTGTTACTGACGGGCACGACCGATGAATCGCTTTTATCAGAGCACCACGTCCGGCACTTGGTTCAAGTACGGTATCTGTTTCATGAATTCCACCGGCAAGCATTACCAGCCAGTCTGCAATATCAGCAGGTGTTTCAAAGAACTGAAAATCTTTTTGCAAATCGCATCGCTTACCTTCTTTCAAGATGGAGAACACACGTTCCGGATTAAAAGGAAATGTGAAACCCTGTATCTTCCCACCTTGCCATGAGCCGCCGGCTTCTTCTATCCACTTCTTTGCTTCAGCATAGGATTTTTTGTTGAATTGAACTTGGGGAAGTTTGAGAACACCATCCACAAGAGTACAATGTTTCAATATCTCTTCCACGCTCCATTTCTTACCTTCATCAGCCTGTTTTTTCTTTTCGTCCGTTGAAGCGTCCGGCGCTAAAAGTGAAGATATTTTTTGAACAACTATGTTGCTTGCGTCCATGAAGGCACTGACGCAAGATATCGCTTCTATCAAAAAATCAGTGTCAACACACCCGGTATCGTCATAGATGTCTATCCCTTCGGTCATGGATGACAGTTCATTGAGCTGCGCTACACTACCATGTAACGTTTCGATTAAAATCTTTTTTTTGTTCGTCATAACTTTTCTGTAAATAAATTCTTGTTGTGTCCACACTCCCGTGACCTAGAAGGTCAGCCAGTTGAATAACATCTTTGTTTTTTTTCAGGAACATCTTAGCGAAAAAATGGCGAAAGGCGTGTGCGTGCATCTTCCTTGGATCAATGCCGCAATGTTTCCCCCATGCTTTCAAGTGCTGGGAAAAGCCTCTCTGGGTCAACGGTCCGAATCTCCCTACCGCAAAAAGCCCGGTCTTACCATGTTCCTTAGCATAGGCTTTCGCTTCTTGCTGCAATTGCTTTTGGAAAAAAAAACGTCTGTACTTGTTACCCTTTCCTTTTAATGTCACTTCCCCGGATATGATGTCTTCCCACGTAAACTGCTGGAATTCCGACAGACGGGCGCCCGTTGTTCCCAAAACCTTAATAAAGAAATAGTAATCCTTATTGTTTTTTGCCTTGAGATATTCCAACAGCCGGTTATATTCCTCCTCGGTCGGCACATTGTTCACATCAAGCTTGCGCTTTATTTTGGGACGCTTCAGTTCTATAGGCTTCTTCAGCCATTTGGAAAATCTTTCTATTGCTGTAATCCGCAAACGGATGGTAGCGGGAGATAATTTTTCTTCTTCAAGACTTTTTATAAACCTCCTGCAATTATCCATGTTTACCTCATTGGCGTATTCGAAATACTTCTTCATGGATGTGTAATATATATAAACTGTATGAGAAGAGTAATCATTGTTGTCAGTCAGCCATATAATGAAATCATTAAGTTGTTTCTTGTTCTTATCCGAAATGACATCAAGTTTTTCCAAAGGTTTCACCGCCTTTCCCCTTTTTCCATATCCGATGTTGAGATAGGATAATAGATCGCATATAGCTGAACACATTAGCGAATGACGCACCATGACATCTGCATTTTCACGCTTATAAACCAGATAGCCACGACGATTGACATCTTCAGTACGTTCAAGAAAATCCGTTACATATTTGATATATTTCCCGACAGTATCATAAGTTCTGCCTGTTGTGTATAAGTAGGAAATATAATCAGTTAATATCTTCTGCCTGTCATTATTCATAATCTTGTTTAATTAAATTATACCAATCATTGCTATCTTCGAAAAAACATCTGTATCCATTAGCCGTATGTTTGCCTCTCACTTTCCGACATATAGCACTGATCAAAGAAGGAGCCACGCCAATCATCTTACCAGCCGTTTGTATCGAAGGGAATACTCCACATAATTTCTCATCCTTTATCAAAACAACGCTCTTTTTATTCATGCCTGCACCAGTCTTATGCCAAGCCCCACGTCCTTTAGACAGATTTTTTATACTTCTGGCCTTGGAACGTTTTGAATGATAAACCATTTTACGACCCTTGTTGCGAGAAACACAACCTTTTAGAAATCGTCCGGTAATTAAGTCTCTCTCAAATCGCTCAGGCGGTATATATAATTCACTCATTTCTGTTCGGTTTTGAACCATTTTCCTGATGTCTGGTAAATGGTAATTATTATCAATTAAATTCTAATTGTATTATCAGTCAACTGTTAATCAACTTCCACTAACTCACCGTTTTCTAGTCTATACCATGTATCAGCCTTGACAACCTCACCATCAACTACTACAGCCTTCCAATCAACAATATCATACGTATCTTCCTTTTCCTCAGCTATGACCAAAATTGCACCTATTCCGCCTTTTACCTGAACATTGTTACCTCTTGCCACTGACAAACCATTTGATCCGGTTGAAGCCTTTCCTCTTGCCGTGGCAGCACTTCTATCACCAGCCGTGGCAGCACCTTTATTACCAGCCGTGGCAGCACCACAATTACCAGCCGTGGCAGCACCACTATCACCA